AACTCCAAGTTTTAAAGATGATGACAAAAATGGTATTCCAGATCTTATTCAGGCACCACCAAAGACAGTGCTAACACCTGTACCAGGAACTGGAATTCCAGGAACGGGATCTGTTGCAAAAGCATTTCCACCAATAATGGTTCCAAGGCCTGTTGTTCCAGCACCTAAAGATTTAGACAAAAACGGAATACCAGACAATATCCAAGCACCAGCAAAAAAGCCAGCACCAAAGTCACTATTCACAATGCCTGCTGGTATGGGTAGGGGATATTCTATGGGAGGAATAGTTAAGCATTTTGCATTAGGTGGTTTTGCAAAGGGTACTGACACAGTTCCAGCAATGCTAACTCCAGGAGAATTTGTAATGAGCAAGTATGCTGTAGATGCATACGGAGTAGACAACATGAAGAAGATTAATAATGGCGATTCTGTTGGCGGTACAGTGTATAATAATACATATACGTTAACAGTTAATGCTAAGACAGATGCAAATCCAAACGATATTGCACAGGCAGTAATGTCAACAATCAAGAGGGTTGACGACAGAAGAATTAGAGGGGTGTCCTTAAATGGCCGATGAAGAAGAGATAGACCCTAGGGTAACCTACATACAGGGTCGTAAAAAATATCACAGACCAAGCGGTATGCTCTGGTCAGAAAATACTGGAACTCTTAAGAATGGCCTTTATGTACCGAATGGGTATGAGATTGGCGTAGATCCAGAAAGCGTTGAAGACCAGAGTCTTTTAGATCAATTTTTATTAATTACCGACGACAATAGACAGCCACTAGAGTTCTCAGAAGAAAGAATTGAAAAGAGAGAAAGAATGATTAATGGCCGTATGCGGTCATACCATATTGCAGACAAACTCAAGTTAAGTACAAGTTGGAGCATGATACCTTCTCGATCTCATGCAGATGTTCCTTCTTTTGATGTTGTGACTGGACTATCTCCATACAAGTCTTACACAACTGATGGCGGAGCAGGCGGAGCAGACATGCTTGAATGGTATGACGCACATAAGGGATCTTTCTGGGTATTTCTTGCATACGACAGAAAAGGAATTTTTAAAGGAACTCCAGACCCATACGATCATCTTCAGCAATACAACCAACTAATTGAAATGTTTATTAGCGACTTTTCTTACTCTGTTGAAAAAAGAGGAACAAAGTTTGATTATTGGAATGTCTCAGTAAGTTTGGAAGAGGTATAATGTTTGAAGATAAAGACCTGCAAACATTTTTAGAGACTTCTCCAACTGTAAGAAACAAGTCAATAATAACAGCAGAATGGAATATGAATATACCAACCAATATAAAGCATATTGGAAACTACAGGTATCGGCCTACGCAGACTGGGTCTGTCTACTCCTCTCTTCCAACTAGTTTTGATATTAATGATGCTGGAAATTTTTATACTGATGCAACCGATGCAGATGTTTTGGTAGACGGAACATTCGATAATGATAATATCCCAACAACATTTTTAACAAAGAAAGAAAAGTTAAAAACTCTTTATTCCTTAGAAGCATGCTTTGAGCAGTTTAGACCAAGGTCAGGAATTAACAAGGCTGTGTTTTTTAAAGACAACGGAACAATGGTTCACCACCCAAATCTGTTTATGGCAGATAGACCAAGATACTATATGCCAGATAAAAACGATAAGTTTAAGTATTGGACATCATACAGAACTGAGTCTGGGCAGGAGTACGGCATTGCATCAAAGGTTAGAGGATCTCAAAACTCTATAGAAGATGCTTGCCCATTTGTTGTATACAAAGAGCGAGTTCCAGCAAATAGAGTTGTTGTTAAAATGCAAACACATACTGGAACAGAAAATCTTGGACCATTCTCTTCACCAACAGGTGCTTTTGCTGACCCATTCTTTGGAGAACTAAATCAAAAAGTTCCTAGTAGATGGAAAATACAGTTTTTAAAAGATGGAAATTGGGAAGACGTAATCTCTTTTAATCCAGCAATACGAAGAGCAGATGGATCATCTATTATTAAAAGTGATGGCTATGTAGAAATTGCTTATGGGCTAATCGTTCCAGATGAGTGGAGAGCAAACTTTGTGTTTGCAGAGGTATACACAAGCATAAGTCTTTTACCTGAAAAATCTGTCACTGGATATGCATACCTTATTAAAGAAAATGAAAATGATATGGGAACGTTCCATATTTGGAACGGTACTGACTACACAATAATATCTCCAAAATATGGTTGGTACATACAGGATGAAACAGTTGACAGACTGACTAACTTTGTAGTAGATGCAACATCTCCAAATGTGTTCTTAAGGTCATTAGATGGAAAAATACAGTACAGAGAGTTTGAGTATATATCTGGTATTAGAATTGTTGTCGACAGCATGAATGTAAAAGACTCAACATTTGACCTTATAGAGATGTCTCCAAGACTTGTATTAAATGTTTCTGATAAAACTCTAGACTATTCAATTAATAAAAGTGCTTCAGACCTTGGCATAAGCGGTTTGCCAGTTGGACAACTAATTGCCTCTAATGGAAACATTAACATATTTGATTATGACCAAGCATTTAATGAAAACAATTCATCAAGCATAATAGCAAAGTATATAAACAGACATGTGCAGTTTAAGTTTTATGAGGTAATTGTTGACGTTGCAGGTTGGGACTACTGGGTTCCAATTAAAACACTGTACTCAGACTCATTCCCAAAACAAGATCTTATGGGAAAAACAGTGTCACTATCTTTAAGAGATATGTACTGGTATTTAGAATCACTAACTGCTCCTCAAATATTAATGACAGAAGTTTCTGTAAGTTCTGCAGTTTCTCTTTTGCTAGACTATATTGGTTTTTCTAACTATACATTTAGAAGAGTTGCCAATGAAAAAGAAATAATAATTCCATATTTCTTTGTTGGCCCAGATAAAAGCGTTGCAGAAGTTCTTCAGGATCTGGCAATATCAACACAGACAGCAATGTTCTTTGACGAATACAATAATTTTGTAATGATGAGCAAAGACTACATAATGCCAACAAAGGAACAAAGGCCAACAACTTTTGAATTAAAGGGAACGCTGGATCTTTTCCAAGACAAAGAAATTAAAAACAAAACAGTTGACAATGCTAAACTTGCAAATGTTATTTCTGTGTCCGTTCAACCAAACAATGTTTATAATGATGGAGTTATCAACTACACTACAAGACACATTCAAAGATCTATCGGGTCTTTAAGGCAAGCAAGTCTCTTAGATGAAGAAAGATTTTACACATACAAGCCTGCACTTTTGTGGGAAGTCTCTGGAACAGAAAATACAAAATCAATAAATAATGAAGTTAATACCCAGTCATCATATGTTCTGAGCGCAATACCACTTAACTCTAATCTTACAGCAGATGTTCCAGTTGTAAAAAATGGCATTGTTATTAATAATACTTTTAGTCTTGGAGAAGCAGCATACTGGATTACAAGATATAGCGGATACTTTTATTCGCAAGGTGAGATTATTAAGTACGATGCCGTTCAGTACAATGTAACTGGATTTGGAAATGTGTGGATAACATCTATAGAAGATTATCAAAACTACTTCTCAAAACTTCCTTTTAATGGAAAGATATATCCAACAGGTCTTGTAAGAATTTATTCAGAGCCAAAGTATTTTGAGCAGTCTGGAGTTATTAAACTTCAGAATGGTCCAGTAGTCAAGCATGGTCGTGGCCAGTTTGGAACAACAATTGTAGAACATTCTGCTGGAATATCAGACTACTGGAAATCTGATGATAATATAAAGGGTTGCTACATGTCATCAGAATACCTATTTGAAAAGAAGGAAGTTCCGCTAACAACAACCATTGCCTCTGCTGGAAAACTAACTGATGCATCAATATCGTCTGATGCTTTAGCAAGAACAGCATCTAGAACTGGAATCATTAAAAACTTTATGTCAACTGCAATTGTCGGAGAAATAACTACAAAGACCCAGCAACTACCAGGATCAATTCAGTCCTCAGCGCTTTCTATAACTGGTCCAAACTTTACAACTAAAGAAAAGCCAAGAAATTTTATTTCATATATTCACAAATCTTTGCAAGGTAAAAAGTATAAGCACTTTGGTACAAGGATGAGGATAGTTGGAAAGATAGAAAGTAACGAAGATCGTGGTCAAACATCAAATGGGTCCTCTACCTACTATGTTGTAAACGGTTCCACACCAGACAAAAATATTAATATTGCTGGAGGATCTGCTGGAATTGCAGTAATGCTAAACCCAACTACGAATGTTGGCTACTACTTTGAAATAGCAGCGCTTGGAATAGGAAATCTTTCAGAAACAGATAGAGAAAGTGTTAGTAATGTTTTCTTTTATAAAGTAAAGTCTGATAATGGAAAAGCAATACCAATAGGACTTTGGGATGGGTTGGCACAAATCACCGTTGATGATGGAAGATTCACTGGACAATCAAGAATGTTTGCTGAGGAAAATCCAACGGTATATGATTTAGCAGTAGAGTACGAAGACATAGGAAAGACAAGAAGATTCTACCTATATATGAATGGAAGACTAATAAAGACAGTAGATGATAATGATCCACTTCCAGTATACTCTGATATGGCATTATTTACAAGAGGATCTTCAAGAGCAATGTTCGAAAATGTTTATGCTTTGTGCAATAACTATTCTCAGAATACTTCATTCTCTTTGGGTGCACCAGTTAACTCAGTCTTTGGAGATACAGAAATTGATGCAAACGAATCTTTTAGAAAATATGCTATAAGCGGACTAATTCAAAACACATATCTTTCTGGCATAGGGTCATCTGAGCCACCAAAGTATGATATATATTTTGAAGAGTTTGGAAGCATAATGAGAGAAGCAGCAGTATTTAATTTTAAATACGATAAGGCTTACCCAGCATTAACTGCAAAGATTTCTCCAACATTTAACAAGATAAAGGGATATGTGGTTTCTGGGTTTAGAGCAGGTTCTTACGGAGCAGAGTTCTTAATTTTTAATGCAACTGACACCGCTCTTAGCCTAGATGAAACAAGTGGAAACTATTTAAGAATTCAGGGAATTACTTTTACACAAGAGTCTGATAACAATCTTACAGTTGACGAATATTTTAACAAAAATAGTCTTGAGTCAAATCCACAATTTGTTGCTGATAAGTTAATATCAAACCCATACAAGTTTAAGCAAGACTACCAAGATATAAAACTAAGCAGAATGACATACGGAAAAAGAGATTTTGCTTTAGACACACCATACATTCAGTCACAAGATGAGGCGACAAGTCTAATGAAGTGGATGGTTGAAAAAACAACAAAGCCAAGAAAGTCAGTTGGAGTAAAAATATTTTCCATACCAACTATACAACTGGGAGATATCGTTAGTTTAGACTACAGAGAAAATGATATCAGCATGGCATCAAGTTCTTCCAGTAGATTTGTTGTATACAATATTGATTTTTCTAGAGGACCAGATGGACCAGACATGACATTATTTTTAAGCGAGGTGGTTTAATGGCAAGTCAAATTGATGGCGGGGGAGAGGTACCAGCAACCGCACCACTACCAAAGGCAATAGTAAAAGAAGATGATAAGTCAGTAAAAATTGCAACTCCAGACTTAATTCTTTTTGATGAAGAAACAATGTCTATTGAAATAATGACAGACCTTATATTTGAAGATATAGGTGGATATGAACTTGCAACAATATCTAGGCACGACCTTGTAAATGGACAAAAGGTTGTCTATGCTCCAATTAAAAATCTAACAGATCTATATTTGCAATACAACCCAAATAATGTTTTAAGGCTTCAGTCTTCTGACTCGTACTTTAAATCTTTATCTTTGTCCATATTTGATCACCTACCAACATGCGGAACTGGATATGATATATCACCACCACCAAACAATTTAAACGAAACAGATAAGAATAAATGGATAAAGACACCTAACTGCAAGTCTGTATACATAGACCCAATAAGTGGAGACTTGGTTATTAACCTAATCAATGTTAAAGAAAATGAGCAGGCAGAGGTTCAGGTACTGACCAGCGGAGATGTTTTTAGTGATACAATATATGATGGGAGTAATTAATGATAACTAATATAGGTAAAAATCTTTTAGCCAAGTATCTTGTTGGCCAGACACAATCATATGCCTCACACATTGCTGTGGGCTGTGGTCCCACTCCAGTGGCTTCTGATGGGGTGTTTGCTGACTACTCTCTAAAGAAGTCTTTGGACTTTGAGATGTTCCGTGTACCTATTATTTCTAGGGGATTCGTAAATGAAAACGGTATAGACAAAGTAGTCCTAACAGCAGAACTACCAACAGAAGAAAGATATGAGATTACAGAGGTTGGAGTATTCTCTGCTGGGTCAAACCCAGTTGCTGGATCTTTTGACAGTAGAAATATATTTTCTTTCGCAGACACAGACAACTGGCTGTATCAGCCGTTTGGTTCTGCTGCAATAGATATCCCAGTAAGATATGAGCCACTAGACGGAGACTCTGAAAATGGAATAATAAATCAGACAGTTAATGTTTTTGAAACAAATGCAGACAATCGAATATTTACACAGTCAGATAGAATAGCAAGGCACGAAAGATGTAGGTTTTTAAATAATATAATTGCTATTGT